ATCTGCTGGCCAAACAGGATGGCTTTGTTTTTAAGATTCGTCAGCTGGCTGGCAGTAGTCGCATAGCGTTTGCCTGCTTCTTCAGTCAGCGCAACGTTCTCATTCCAGGCTGCGGTCGCTGTGGCTTGTGTGTTTGCAAAAAGCTCAGTGGCGTTAACTGAGCGAAGAAGTGTGTCTCTGAGGCGGACTTCAGAAATGCCGATCTCGTTCAGGACGGCAATGGCACTCATGCCTTCATCGTCCATGCTAGCCAAGCCTTCGATGAAAGCTTGGAACACAGCGGCGGGATCCGCATTCCACATCTGAATGAACTGTTCTTCAGACATGCCGCAGATAGTAGCAAAGTCGGTCAACGCCTGTCCACCGGTCGCTGCTGCCACTTCCATTTTGACCAGTGCTTTACTGAAAGCGGAACCACCCATCTGGGCCTCGATGCCCACAGCAGACAGAGCCGTAGCAAAGCCCAGGATCTGCGCTTCGGAAAGGCCCACCTGATGACCAGCAGCTGCCAGTCGCAGGGACATTTCCATGATCGCCGATTCGGTGGTGGCGTAGTTGTTGCCCAGGTCTACAAGGGTAGCACCCAGGTTACCGAACTGGCTTTGATCCATGGAGGTGATGTTCGCAAACTTCGCCAGGGTGGAGGCAGCTTCAGCAGCCACGATATCCGTGGAGTTGCCCAAGTCCACCATGGTGCGAGTGAACTCAGACAGATGCTCGGTGGCAATACCCAGCTGACCAGCAACGGCCATAACCTCTGCAATGTCGTCCGCAGAAGTGGCTACCTCCGTAGACATCTGCTTGACTTCCGCAGACAGACTAGCAAACTCATCTTCCGTGGCATCAACCGTCTTGCGAACAGATGCAAAGGCCGATTCAAAACTGATGGATGACTTAATGGCAACCGCGCCCAAAGCGGCGATTGGTGTCGTGATGGTAGTAGTCAGCGCTCGTCCGGCACTGGTAAGCAGCTGGCCGGACTTTTGCATTTTATCGCCAAAGGTGTCCAGGCTTTCACCGAGCCTTGTCCAGGCTGACCGAGCGGTGTTCAGCTGCTGATTGGTGCGCTGAATCTCGGCTCGGGTTGATTCCAAGGCTGCTCGAGCATCGTTCAGCGCCGCCTCTGCATCGATCACTTCGTTGGTTGCTGCCTGAATGGCCTGGGGATCGTTTGCCTGCTGGGCAGCGATGAGCTTGGCTCTGGCTGCATCAAGGGCGATAGCATATTGATCGACCTGCCGCTCCTGAAGGCCCATCTTCTCATTGAGCATGGTGAGCTTTGCAGTCAGGCCAGGAACACTTTTCTCGATATCCTTGATGCCTGCAGCCGCCAGTCGGAACCGGCTTTCTGCCAGGTTGATCTCTTTACCGAAGGTTGTAATGGTGGCAGTGCTGGCCTTGATGGTTGTGTTGGCATCATCCCAATTGGTCTGTGCAAGGGCCAGCGCTTTGCTGCACCGATCGATCTCTGCCTGGGTCGCTTTTACGCCTGCCCGGGCATTATTCAGATTGGTATTTGCCTGAGAAACAGCGTCAGCGGCATTCTGCGTGGTTTTCTGAAGCGCTGTATTCTGACCGGAAAGTTTCTTCACTTCCTGGCAGCTGAGCCTGTACTCTTCCTTCAGAAGATCCAGGTTGCCTCGGGCGGCAATGGTCACAGAGTCATTTTCGCCCAAGGTAGCGCTGTAATGCCGCACTTGTTCAGCGGCAGCAGCCACCTGTTGCTTGAGTGCGCTCTGTGCTTCCCTTGCCGTTTGCAGCCGTGCTGCATAGTCATTCTGCCGGGTATAGCATTCCTGCAGCTTTGCATTGGCAGCGGTCAGGGCGCGTTCATATTGCCCGACAGCGTTCTCCTGAAGCAGCAACCGCTGCTGCAGCGTCGAAAGCTTGGACGATAGGCCCGTGGCGGTGGCCTCGAAGTTCTCGACGCCTGCGGCTGCCAGACGGAACTTGCTTTCCGCTTCTTGGATTTGCTTGTTAACGGATCGGATGTTTCGAGTAAAGTTGTCCGTCTGCAATGACAGCGATACAACTAGGTCACGAAGCGCCTCGCTCAAGGGATTCACCTGCCTTTCGGGTAAAATAAAAAGCCGTCATGTTACGGCTTGAGATTGCCCCAGACCTCATCGATGTACTTGCGCTGGGGCTGCTTTTTCACATGTTCCTTCTTGGCGTTCCAGGCACGGATTCGAAGAAAACCCAGCATGTCCATGCGGTCAATCTCATCCATGCGCCAGCCGCCTTCAAGGAGTGAATTGTAGGTGGAATATATGAAATTGGGCAGCGTCAAACCACCGGATTGGTCTCCTGGGTCGTCTGCGCTGCCTTCGTAGGGAATTCGTCAAGCACATGCGTGGTTTGCGTCTGCACGGCCATGAGCGCAAAGGCAATGTCGTGCATCAGGCGATCCACGGGGTAGTGATCCAGAATCTCGTCCGGTGTGAATTGGTTACCGAACAGGACACAAAACCACTTGATCATTTCATCCATGGCCTCGCCAATGGACAGGTTCTTGGTATCATCAATTTCTTCGCCTTTCAGCGCAGCGTTGGAAACGGCAACGATTCTGCCATACATCTTGGCGGCAGGCTCCATCTCACGCAGGGCACGACCGGAGATATAGTCCACATGGTATTTCTTATCGCCCAACGTACAAGTGATCATTCTTCGTTCCTCCTATGATTGGGATAACGCAGCAGCGTACCAATGGGGATCAGCACGCTGCTGCGCTGTGGGTTAAGTGTTCGTGAAAGAGGGTTCGTACACGGATGCCAGGAAGGATTCGCCCTGGGCGGCAGTAAACCCATTCTGGCCTTCGTCAGCCACAGCCTGATACTGGCCGTCATGGGTGCGCTTGATGGCAGTCCATTCGATTTCGCCAGTCTGGCGGGTAACAGAAGTGCCTTCCTTGGTCTGATAAGACTCGGTGACAGGCTTTGCGCGAACCTTGAACAGCCAAACATAGCGGTAGGTGCCATCGGACTTTTCAGACTTAAAGCCTACCGCGAAGTACGGGGGCTTATCGGAAGCGCTGCGGATGAGGACGCCGTTGTCGTCGATCTTGTTGCCGAAGATCATCTCCTGGATGGTCAGCGGAATATCGGCCATCTTGGTTTTAAAGGCCAATTCGGGATCCGGATACAGGACGTCAAACTCCACATCATCCGCGTACTGGATATCGGGGTCGGCGTTTTCAGGGGTGATGCTGGCTTCGATGGCACCAGCCATCAGCTGAAGGTCACCATAGGTGTGTTCTGCTTCGGTGTCGGCAGTCAGCGGTGCAATCACCACATTCTTGAGACCGACAGTAGAAGCAACATGAGGAGAAGCAGCGGGAGTCGCCATTTGTCTTTACCTCCTTACAGGTTGTCGATTGCATCCCGCAGCCCTTCGCGGATGATTTCATAAGCCTCATCTGCGCGGGTATCATAAGCGGGACGGATAAAGGGATGGGCTGGAGCGGGAGCCGGGCCGCCATGGCCGTACTCCACAGGGGTGGCATAGTAAGCTCCGCGCTCCTTGCGGTGAACGCCAATGGTAATGGATTTACCGCTATATCGCCGTTTGCGAACATTGCCAATGGCAATGGACTCGTGAAGATCGCCAGTGATGATCTTGGGATCCCGGGACGCATTGCTCTTCATCTGCTGATGGATGGGCTGCGCCGCTGCTTGCAGAATGCGCTTGGCAATCGGTGCACCGGCACCGTCTGCGTCCATGGTGTTCGCCATATTGCCAATGTCCGTCATGAGGGAATCAAAACCGTCTACATTCAGGGGCACGATTACACCTCCTGTCGGTAGCACCATGTCCACTGCACGGTGTACTGCTTGGTGGCTGTATCGTAGGCGGGCTGATTGTAGCCTTTGTCTGACTCTTCCACCATGGAGAACCCGGCAGCATACATGGCGCTGCGGATCTGGTTGGCCATGTCTGTGGGATCCGTGTCACTCCACAGGTTCAGGTACACATAAGTGCGAACCGAGGTAACGCGATCATCCATGTGCGATGCTTCGGTGGTGGTTGTGGAGTAAACCACATACTGAACAGGCGGGTTCTGGTTTGCCGAAGTAGCTCGCCAGATACCCGCCATAACAGGAATATTGAGATGTGCCAGAGCGCTTTGAACCTGTCTCAACCGCTCACCCCCTCGGAAAGGGATGCTTTCAGGCCGAGATAGTCGCCACGGAAACCGTATTCACCCAGCGTGTTGATACGCCACTTCTTATCGCGGAATCGCACCCACATGCCAGGCACGATATCCTCCCGATACCGGATGGTGAAATTAATAACCGCTTCCGTGTTCATCACATCAGCAGAACGATAATGCTGGTTACCGGCATCGGTCACAGCTGACCATACTTTGCAGAACACTACATCCGTAGGCTCCGGATAACCGTTATCGTTTACAACGCTCTCTGTGTACCCAATCTCGACCATGTGTCTGAGGTCACCGGGCCGTGGATTGCTTTCAAAGTTTTTATAACCGCGCAAGGCCCATCACCTCCTTAGAACATTGCGTCAGGGTCGCGGTGGGGATAAAGCAGGTTCTGAAACGCTGTGCGCATAGTGGCGTAAGCAATATTGTCGCTGGGTTCCCGGTTTTCATAATAATGGCTGACCATCAACAGGACAGCTAACCGGACAGACTCCGGGGCATCGTCCGGGAACGCCACGCGACAATAATCCTCCGCTGCCGCTTGCGCTTGGGCAATCAGAGAATCGATATAAGGATCT